GAGCACCCCACTTTCCGATTTTTTGGCAGATTTTTTGGCAGATTTTTTGGCAGATTTTTTGGCAGATAACACACACGCTTTTGTGATTCTAGGAATTAATTCTTGTACATATTATATACATGAAATATTTAAGTTTAATATTAAATGTCTTGTTGACTTTATTCGCATTGTCAATTGTTATGGTTTCTTTATTATTTATGATAAGTGGAGATGATGTTGCTAAAACGCAAAAGAAGTTCATTTCCCAAGTGGTAAACGATTTGAAAACGGTATGGATATTCGGAGGATTCAATATGCAACAATCTATGCTTGCAAATTCAAACAAATCGCCCGAAGAAATCGAAAGAGAGTTTGATGAAAAAATAGCCGAGACAATTAAATTAAACGAACAAAGTCAAAAAATAAAAAATGACATCAATAATAAATTATTGAAAAAGGCTCAATTTGTTATTATGATATTTTTTCTGTTATCGTTGTTATGCATTATGTATGGTGTGCATGCCCAAGCCTTTACACTTCAGTCGAGTATGCTTACACTTGCTGTAACGTTATTTTTGTTTTTAAGTGAGTACATATTTTATTTCATTGTCATAAAACCTTATACACACAGCACCACAAAGATATTGTATTTCAAAACATTGAACCGATTTTTAGATAGGAACAGTCCATATAACACGGTGAACACAAATTTAAAACAAAACAATGACAGATATTGTAAAGATATAAAATATGTGACTTATTAATATATGAATTCAAATATTAATAATGTTATTTACGAATCATTAATTCCCGCTTTCTTTTTATCGGTGTTCGAACTTTTATTCTTTTTGAAAGTAGTTCGAAAGGATATTGATCGGGGAATTTTTTACATGACGCGAAATATTACGGATGAAATTGAAAAGTTATACGATGAAATGCTAAAAGAATATAATATTCCAGATGACCAAATGAAAGCATTGATGTATCAAAGTTTCATATTATTATCGAAATTTCAAAAGAATGAAGAAGAAACAATGAAGAAAAATAACGATTACAGAGTCCAACTAGCGTATTCGGTCAGTATCATATTGGGCATCATGATTATTTTAGCGGCTTTTCAAGTGAAAAATGAAATGGGTGAATTTGCAATATCAAACGTGTTCTCGTTTTATTTATTGATAAACACTGTAATTGTCATCGCGGCCGTTGGAATATTCCAATTTATGTTTTATACGCATTTTATCATGAAATATGTGAAATCTGACCAAAACGAATTAACATTACACATGTTACAGGAATTTAAAATAATGTTCAAAACGTTTGAAGAACTGCATTGCAACAAACAGAATATAAGACCGCCAAATCCAATTCGAACAAATGCTGAGAAAACAATAAGGAATTCGGTTTGATTAAGGGATAAAATAAACTGAAATCGAAATGGATTACTATAACAACCGGAAGGTACATCCATAGGTCATGTAGACTTTATGTTATATTTAGTCATTATTGTTTGTTTTTATTTATTTATTCAATCAAACATATCTCCAAGAAAACCCATATATTTTATTATTATCTCTTTTACAAGCTACAGATATATTTGAACCCGTTGCTTTCGAAAAAAATGTATGTTGATGTACCCATCTTGCTGCTTCCGTACATGAATAAAACTTCAATCCTTTTTCAATATTCATAACTGAGCGTGTGTTTGGGTGTAAATTTAATTTATGAGCATGCTTTACATTCCCAGATGGACTAATCCATTCTAAATTTTCAACAAAGTTATCCGTCTTACAACCATTTTTATGATTAACATAAGGATAATTATTTGGATTTACAATGAAAATAATAGCCACAATTCTGTGTAGTTGGTATTGAAATTTTGATATTCGAACACAGGAATACCCTCTTGTATCTATACCACCATTACTTATTCTTCCCTTACCATTTTTAAGCCTTCCTTTGTTAGATATATAATAATTTTTCAAGCCGTTTATCATTTCAGGTGGAATGGGCCGCCATTCTTCGTCTATTATTGTTTTTACATCCGTATATGACCAAGAATACCCAAATGCACTTTTACGAACATGCTGCTGATTTTTATTTCTACTGAAACAATATCTGCCTAGACAAACCGCACTAATTTTTGTTTTGATATTATTCCCATTATTAAATGTTTTAACTTTAGTCAAACCATTATCAAATACCCATTTTGATGCGTCCCTGATTGTTTCGTATGTTTCCAATGTTTTACCTGAAATAATATCTTTTCTCACTACACTGCGTGCACTTAAAAGTCGTTTTTTTTCTATAGGAGTTCTTCTTTTGTGCATATTTTGGTATCTTATTGAGGCCCACTCTAGATTTTCAACGCGATTATCATTTCTTATGTGATTAATATGATTTACTGTTTTTAAATTTTCAGGATTATCAATGAATGTCATGGCGACAAGTTGATGAACTTTCATAGTTTGTCGTATCGAATTGTCATTTTCAATATACACATTAACATACCCAGTATAATTTGGTTTTGATGAATATATATGCTTAGTAATTTTATTTCTGATTTCGCCGTTGCTTGAAGCATCATATTTAGAAAATCTTGGAATAGTCCTCCAAACTGCGGTAATATCTTTTGATATTGTAGGATTTTTCATGTATGGTATTGCTTTTTCTTTTGCACAAACACTACATCCACTACCTTGTACACTTGTATGAGAATTCGGGGTCTGGTCAAAAGGACCATGTTTTGGACAGATTATTGTGATTTTTGTATGTGCATTGATATATATAACGTCATCATATATATACTTGTTACCATGTCTGAAATTTGCTCTTTTGACAAATTCATCTTTTTTAAGTTTAGCCATTTGAGTACATTCTTGTTATTCTTTAAGCGATATTTTTTGCTTATAACAGTAAATCAAAATAAACAAATTATATGAAGAATTGTAGTTTTTTTTACTTAAAAAATTATTGATATATATATATTATGTTACAGTTGTTTATATTTGGAGGAATAATGAGTGCACAAGTCCTATTCACATTTACTTGTATATATTTTATGATATTTTAAAACACTTAAACAAAAAAACACAATAGATATAAATGTATCCTAAAACAGCACTACGGTTGAATTCCTTTACAATACAAAAACGCCCCTTAAATTACACTCGAATTCGTAAATACAATCCTTCACCTCAAAGAAACCCGCGCCTCATGAAGTGGCGTACACCGGTTTCCTTTTCAGATATTCCTACAATACCCGACGAGGTATCCCATGCGATTATTAATTTTACACTGCTTTACAGCACGATGAATTGGTTGTATTTTCGAGGTATTCGAAAACGTATAGAAAAAAAAGACAAAAAGAAATAAATGTATGTCTTTAATATATAACACAATGGCTTTAATATTGTTATTTTTAATTTTGGCAGCGGCAGCTTTTGCAATTTATTGGTTTGTAATCAAGGAAGACTCGGAAACAACGCCTTCACCAGGCGGTGGAACATCGCCATCGCCATCACCATCACCATCGCCGTCAGGGGGTGAAACATCGATATCCTTATTGAGCGGAACAACCCCGGTTTTAATAGAACCATCGTATGCTAAACTACAAGAATGGGCGGTTTCAATAGGCACTGGAACAAGTAACAATTGTCTAAATGAGAAATATGACATCAATGATCCAGATGTGGTATGTACTGCAAATTGTCATGATGGTGGTAACGCTTTATCAAACCCATATTACCCAACTCCATGGATACATGGACCTACAATTAGAAAAACAGCTCCGCAAGAATTTTGGAACATTGAATACGCTTCTGAAACAATTCCTCTTACAGAAGACATATCCAAAGCTGACTACTGTAAAGAATTGATTGAATAACTTAACATGGTTTGTTTATTCTGACGCTTTTTGAGTCTTGCTTTTTCTTTTTCTTTTTTTGTTAACGAAGTTTTTACTTCTGTTTCTAATTCAACATATCCGGTTGCTTCCATTAAAATGTCGTAAATGGTCGATATCAGATGGTTGTTGATTGTATGCTCTTCTTCTAACAATTCGACAAATTTTGTTAAATTTTCAGGGTTCAATTTAACCATTTCTATAAACAAGTTTATTAAACGATTTCAAGCATAGAAACGTGTTCCCGATTACGCAAATGGGACCATTTTATTTCGTCTTTCGATTTTCCGTTGTAGCTAACCGCAAAATAATTGTCCACCATCCATCGATTGATATTGATATCGTCCAACCAAAGTTCCGCCAACACACGACCGAACTTACCTCTGGGGTCGCGTTCTTCGCAACAAATTCGCATGGGATTTTCTGGACTATGTTTTTTACACCAGTGTTTCAGTTTTCTTTTGGCTAGCTTACCGAAACGCTTTTCGATCGGGTCGCTCGTACGACATTCTTCACAATCGATACCTAACAATCGCACTCTCTGTATAGTGTACACATCGAAACCCAGGTTTAATAGGACATCCACGGTATCACCGTCGACGACTCTAACAATTTTTTCAATTATATATGTGTGCGGGCAATAGCGTTCGATATATTCAGAGTACATGGGAGTGTCTGTATAATATATACATCTATATTTGTTACTTAAAGAACGTATCAATGATATTTATTAAATATAGTACATTTATTGGTCCCGTTCTTTAAGTAAAAATGCATTCTGAATGCGAATACAATACGACCTCATTGCATACTGTTTCATTACCAACATCCGGACTGTGCTTTCGACGAATACAAATAAAAGACGTAAATAAACTTAGTTAACATTATTTACCCCCTCTGGCGTGATAGCTTTTCGACTCTTATAAATATTTTGAATTAAAGTAACTAATTTGATAGCATTTCTCCAATCTCTCTCCCATACATCTATATATTTATACCCTTTTGATTGAAGGATTTGTTTTTTTTTCATAGTGTAATCATACAATTCTCCAAAAGATTTGTTGCTGACTTTATTAATGGTCGTTCTTTTAAATACTTTGGGGTTACCATGCCAAAAGTCACCATTGAATTCAAAGATTATATTGGATTCTGTAGCATATCCGTCACAAAAATATTTTTTATCATCCAGTTTGATTATATGTTCCCCACCATTTTCTGCGTGTTTTATGTCGATATTGTAATATCCTTTCATAAATTCTAACCACTGAATTGAAATTTTAGAATATCCGGAGGGGTTACACAGCTTACAACCTCCATTTTGGTATTTAGTTAAATGTTCTGATGGTGTTTTATAAAAAGGTCCGTGTTGTTTACATATTATAGTTATCCTTGTGTTTGAAGGTATTTTAGTATGCCGATTGTTATCTAAATCAGACCAAACATCTTCTACCTGTGTATAATCGTATAGTTCACCATGTCTATATATTGCTTTATGAATGAATGATTCTCTGTTGTCTCTATGTGCGAATGATTTTTTCTCGAGAGCACATATATCACATCCACTTCCATTTAAATGAGAATTAGGTGTCTGTTGGAATGTATGTTTATGATATTTACATATTATAGTAACATTCGTTTTCGCGGGTTGATTGTTGTCTAAATAAGACCAAACATCTTCTACTTGTGTATAATCGTATAGTTCTCCATGTATATGTATTGCTTTACAAATGAATGATTCTCTGTTGTCTCTATGTGCGAATGATTTTTTCTCGAGAGCACATATACCACATCCCCTACCTTGTAAATGGGAATCGGGTGTTTTTCTAAAAGGACCGTGTGTAGTACAAATTACAGTAACTTCCGTTTTTGCGGGAACTATAGTATATCGATTGTTACCTAAATCAGACCAAACATCTTCTACCTGTGTATAATCGTATAGTTCACCATGTACATCTATTGCTTTACGAATGAATAATTCTCTATTATCTCTTAACTTTGAAGATATTCTTTCGTTAGCACATTTTCTACACCCACTTCCTTGTAAATGAGAACTCGGTCTTTGTTCGAATTCAAAATTATGAAGTTTGCATATTATAGTAACTTCGATTTGTGAAGGAGTAGTATTATGTCGATTAGTCCAAACATCTTTCACCCGTGTATAATCATAATGATCACCATGTACATCTATTGCTTTACAAATGAAAGATTCTCTTGTATCTCGATGTGCATTTTGTTGTTTTTCTTTTGCGCATATTGGACACCCGCTTCCATCCAAGTGTTCTCTCGGTTTTTGAGGAAAATCACCATGATCAGGTTTCAAACAAGTTATTGTTACTTCGGTTTTTAAATCAACATAATCTACTTTCTTATAATCATATTGTTCATTGCAATGTATTTCTTTGAATCTTTTCAAAATTTCCTCTTGTGGTAAAACTTTCGCATTTGCTGATTTAATAATTCCACAATCTTTACAACCACTGCGTAAATGATTCTTCGGAGTTTGTGAAACAAACTTTTCACATTTACAACACCATATATGTACAGGTGTTTTATTATCTACATATTTAACCTTGTGATATTTATAATTGTTACCGTGTTTTTTTTCAAATCGTTTAATAATTGTTTCTCTGTGTTTTTTACGATTAAGTCGTCCAGCAGTTATAACACTACACTTATTACAATTTTTTCCTTTTTTATGATTGTTGGGAGTGCAATTAAATTCTCCATGTTGTCGACAGATTATAATAACACGTTGAGAGTCTTTTACGTATTCAACTTTATCATATATATAGCGAAATTTATGAACCTTCCAAAACTGTTTTAATATGTCTGATTGACTTAACTTAAAACCCGTTGGCATTGGATGTTTATTGTTAAATATAATAGTTCTTTAAGTAGTAAATTATTATTTTTATTAATACGTCTATAAAATCTAATATATAATCAGCACAGAGATTACGACGAATCGTGTGACAATAAGCGATTGTGCGAATTGTACCAAGACTTTAACTACGCACCGATTGTGTTTATTCGATTCAACCCCGACGACTATATCGACAAGGATGGGAATAAGGTCACCTCGTGTTTTTGTGTTGATGATAAAACAGGGATCTGTAGAATAAAACAAAACAAAACAAAAGAGTTTGACCAGCGTATGGATACTTTGTTTTACACAATCGAAAAGTATTTATCCATTGACGAACATTACTTGACAAAATCAATTACACAAGAACATTTGTATTTTGATGACTTTACGGCATAATATTTTTTACTTATTTGTGGTCTTAATCACTTTACCAAGCATAACTGCGGAATTTCCGTCGAGGAAAGCGATGCGAGACAATCCTTCGCAATTTTTGAACGAGTCCACAATAAGAGGTTGTTGAGGCTCGAAAACGACCTGCGCCACTTCGTTGCTCTTGAGGGAATGAGGGGACTCCATCTTCTTGCCGCCTGTTTCCTTGCCCATTTTCCAGTCAATCTCTTTGATGCGACACGCCGCTCTTCCACATCGCACGAAGCCAATCGGGGAGTAACCCGGTTTTATTTCGCCTGGAATGTCGAGCGTTTGGATTTGAGCGGTAAAGTCTTGAACCACAGAAAGTGTGGTGTCTTTCTTGTAAATCATGACGTCTCCGGTGCGTGGCATGTTCAATTTGTCCAAACCCTTGATGTTCATTCCAACATTGTCACCCGGCATGGCTTGTTCGACGCGTTTGTGGTGCATTTCGACTGTAAACACCTTTCCGGTACAAGGATTCGACGCCGTGTGTGTCGGTAAGAAGATAACCTCTTCGTTGGGCTTGACGATACCCTGTTCGACACGACCGGCGAGCACGTCCCCCACGCCCTTGATTTTGTAAATGCCTGACAAGGGAAGTCGCATGGGCGCGTCCACCTTACGTTCCGGCTTTTCCACAAAGTCGTTGAGCACGTCGAGAAGGGTGTGCACATGTACAGTGGAACCGTCCGTCTTTTTCACATCCATTCCAGTCCACCAAGGCATATTGTCCGATTTCGTGATAAGATTATCACCCATCCAGCCTGAGATGGGAAGGACCGGAACCGATGCGGACACGAAATCCTTTTTAAGTCCCACCTTCACGAGCGTGTTTTTCATCTCGTTCGCGATTTCTTCGTATCGTTCCTTGCTGTACTTGGCCACATCACAGTCCATCTTGTTCACTCCGACCACGATTTGCTTGACACCAAGCAAATTGATGAGACGTGCGTGCTGACGCGTTTGTCCTTGTACTTCACCCGCCTTGTGGTCACCCTTTTGAATCGCCGTGGTAAAGTTACCGTCCGCCGGTACCATGAGCACCGCGACATCACACTGCGCGGCTCCCGAAATCATATTTTTTATGAAATCTCTGTGTCCGGGACAATCGATAACCGTGTAATGCCAACGATCTGTGAAAAATTCTTTGGTCGTACAAGCGATAGTGACACCACGCTCACGTTCCTCTTTTGCCCTGTCCATGTAAAACGCAAACGCAAAACTAGATTTACCTAGCGTTTCAGCCTCCGATTTAAGCTTTTCCATCTCTCGTTCAGGAATACCCCCAAGTTCGAATAATAGTCGACCAGTGGTTGTAGATTTTCCAGAATCTACATGTCCGCATATGCAAACGGATATATGTTCTTTATTCGTCATTTTTGTGTATTGTATAAGTACATATAATATTTTAGCTTTAAACCGCTTTGCTATTCATTTTTGTTTTGTCTCCATTTTCTTTGAATTGATTTAACAAGTTTAATAGCATTTCTCCAATCTCGTTCCCAAATATCAACGTATTTATATCCAGCATTATGAAAATCTTGTTTCTTTTTCAAAGTGTTTTTATACAACTCCCCAAATGTTTTAAGACTTCTAACATTTATGTGATTTTGGTCATACATTTCTGGATTACCGTGCCAAAAATCACCATTGAATTCAAATACTGTATTTTGTTCTTTACAATAGCCATCTACAAAATATTGTTTGTTATCTATTTTGATTTGGTGTTCCTTGTCGTTTACTGCGTGTAAAATTTTAATGTTATAAAATCCTTGGAGAAAATCCAGCCACGTAATTGATATTTGTGAATGACGTTTATGCGTGGCGCATTTTGGACACCAGTTGCCATTTTGACTAACATTAAGCAAATTAGTAACAAAACCATTTCCGCAGTCACAATTAAAATAATATTTTTTATGCGCGTTCTTAAACACCTGACGAGGGGATTTTTCATTTTTTTCGTAATCCCAAAACTCTGCTTTCGGATGAGATGCAAATGAGTTTTTAAAACACATTTCACATGTACTATCAAGACACAACTTGGTATGTGAACAATAAAAACACCAACTTCCTTTACTTACCTTATTCAATTGTTTGTCAAAGGTATGTCCACAATTGCCACAATTGAAATGATGCTTTTTGTGTGTGTTCTTAAACACATCGCGAGGATATTTTCCATTTTTCTCATAATCCCAAAATTTGGCTTTCGGATCAGACGCAAACGATTTATGAAAACATTGTACACAAGTATTGTTACTGCAAAGTTTCTGATTCGCACAATATGGACACCAACGTTCCCTTTGACTTACGTCATTTAATCTAATGCAAAATGTATGTTCGCAATCACCACAATTGAAGAAGTATTTTTTATGTGAATTCTTAAATACATCACGAGGCAAGCTGTCGTTTCGTTCGTAATCCCAAAACTCAGCTTTTGGATGAGATGAGAACGACTTGAGAATAGTTAGTTGTAATCCAAAGACCATTGTAATAAATATGCGTTAATATTTCATATTATCATAAGTTATGTAAGTATTCTTTAAGTAAAAAAACAGAATATAGGTTATGTACTGATTATTTGAGTAAGAAAACATAATATAAGTTATGTAATGAGCCTTTAAGTAAGAAATTTAATTAGATTCATTACATAATTTATATATTGATTCTTTGAGTAACTATTTATATTCACTTAAAGATAATAAAAAGACTAAATTAAAAATGGAGCGCTTTTCGGTTAGTGTTTACGGACCCATCTTTCAGAATGATAGGAAAGGTAAGAAGGATGCTTGTGTAAGAATGCTAAAACAACTCGGTAAACCCCATACCGGTAATCCGTACGTTCAATTGCACACAATATGTGCTTTAAAGAGAAAAACTTTGGTAATAGAAAAGAAGTGGCACATAACAGGTGGTGTTTCCTGGATGGTATCTGTATCTCATTCAAAATATTCCATTATCAAAGCAGTGAAAACTATTCAACGTCGGTGGCGAGAAGCCATTGGAAACCCAAACACTGTGGTTTGCAAGAACCGATTGAAGAACGAATTCGCTTTGCTAAACTGCACCGGATCGTAAACTTACAATAACCCCCGCGTCTACTTTCGACAATATGTGATTTTGGTCATTGCGATTAATTTTTTGATGTTTAGTATTCGATTAGTCTCTTTTGAATTTTAAAAACATTTAAATGAAAAAGTGTATGAAAAAATAAAGAAATATTTTCATTTGACTTAAACACCACACTTGACATGAAATAACAACTGTTTGCCGAACATATGTACAAAGAATCGATACTCGAACTTTTTTGGTAATGTTTTTTGTACAATAGTACATAGTACACCGCAGTGACACGTGCAATTAACACGTCAATATTCCATCGTGTGCTAAATTTGTTGTAATCTCTCCACAGGTTTAGACTCGCTAAAGAACATGCCACTGTGGATACAAACAAACCTGTTTTACGAAAGGGCTGTTGAAATGTATACATTGCATTTTTCAACCATGATAATGACGTTACACACAGTATCCAGTTTTTTTGCAAAAACATAAATAATTTCGATTAATTATTAAAAGAGTTTTAATACATAGAGCGTTTTTTATTTTATATGTGACTTGTATCTATTTTTTAAATGTATAAATGCGTGATGGATGAATATGTCTAAAATTTGTGTATATTCGTTTTTCACATCAACAATAAGTTTATTATCCTTGTCTTTTAGTAACGATTTTCGTAAATTACGCAAATGAATGAGTCTGTTTCGCAATCCTTTTGCAGTTTTTTCGTGGCTTATGTATGACATATTTAAAAGATAAATGATTATTTTTAAATAATGAATAACCAAACCATTTCAGCGCAATATATTGTTGTGATGAGAAATTTGAACAAACACGCTACATATGCAGAAAAACATTGCATTTTGAACAACTCAATGAAATGTAAGAAAGTATGGAAAACAATTGCGGTGTTGCACAAAATGGCAAGTCGATTAGAAACTGAAATGCACGAACACATTTAATTTGTTCCACCTATATCGGTGATGTATACCCTTGCTTCGTTGAAACTTTTCGGTTTATATGTGATTGGGTCATACCAATCGACTCGTTGTTTGAAGGTTATACATTTTCCGTCATCATCAGACAAGGCGAACATGGTTCTAAAACGTTCGGTTTCATAAATATATAATTGGTCGGGTTCCACATTTACCGGACGATTGATTTGTATTTGCTTTTTTATTCGACTATCCAATCGGTCGATAGCAGGATACATTACAAATAAACGTCGGTTTAAAAAGGATAATCCATTCATTATAATAAAGTAATATAATATATATGCGCGGCGATAGACTCAAACATTTTACTCATTGGGCGATAATCCTACATTTGATTTATATACTATTTCCTAGTTTTCCGAATACATTCTTATTGAGTCTGTTTGTTTTAATCGGGTCTGAGATAATACGATTGTTTATTCACAAAGACCCTGAAACCATTGATCTTGTGACCAGAAAATATAAACACCGAAGGGACTACATCTACCATATTTTATTACATTTTGTTCCGGTTTTTGTAATATTTTCATTAAGTCTATATAGAAAGGTGTCTTGTAAAGATATGATGAATATGTATGTTATTATGGTTCCCTTGATGTTTTATTTAGCTTATATGAATTTTGATTTACGAAAGATTTTGTTTGTTTATCAATATCCCTTTGCCTGTTTTGAGAAAAAATATTAATTATAATATTATAATAATGTCTGAATATGCAATGCTTCTTTTTATTAATGAAACTTTGGCGGATCACACAGATACCACATGCTTATCACGCGACCCCACGAATGACAACGCCACTTTGGAACCATGCGACGCGTCAGACCCCAAACAGGTTTTTACGTACGATACACATCCTACAAGTGGAATGACGGGAACAGAAGTGGAAGGACTTTCGGGAATCCGTTTTTGGCAAGACGATAATTGTTTAACAGAGCCTGCTCCTGGCTTTTCTTCACACCCTACAATTTGTAATTCAAGAAATTCTTTCTTTAGAGTCGGAGTACCCACGGAAGATGCTTTTGTAACAACAAATCCGATAACAGGCGACCAAAATGATTTTAAAAATATGTATAACGAATGGGGAGAATGCTATTATCTTGATCCCTCCGATACAAATACTAGATTTAGAAGAGGTACATGTGAGAAATTTAAATGGCACGTTTATTATATAAACGAACAGTCGCCGACACCATCACCGACACCATCACCGACACCATCGACACCGTCATCACAAGATGATACAGAAACGCCTGAAAATGAAAAGAAAGACGACATGACTGTCTATTTTATTGTGATTCCTGTTTTTATTGTTATTTTACTCGTGTTCTTATCAAGGTCGAGTAATTAGAATTATTGTTATAATATATATACACATCATGAAGTTAAGTAAACACGTAATCACCATGACTCCTCGGGCCGTGTCCCAACTCAATCATATATTGTCCAAAAACGCGTACGAATATATTCGTGTAGGATTAACATCGAAAGGATGTGGAGGATTGTCTTACAAATTAAATTATGCAAATACAAAAGAAAAATTTGATGAACTTATTGAACACAATAATATTAATTTGCTTATAGCACCGAATGTGTTATTACATGTAATTGGAACAGAACTCGACTTTGTTTCAAATCCATTAAAATCGGAATTCGTTTTCAATAACCCAAATTCAAAAGGTGATTGTGGATGTGGTATGTCGTTTACAATATAATTTATTATTATTATATTTCTTATGTTTTTTTTAGTATTGAAAAGTAAATGAATAACAATAACTTTTTAATCAAAGCATTAAAGTCCAGACGAAAGGTTTTCGCTCCAAACTCAAACAACAATAATAATAATAATAAATTCATAAAGAAACCGGGAAAGATCTTTACATTGTCAAACGCAACAAAAGAAGCTAACAAGCGAGCTAACAAGCGAGCTAACAACACCCAACAATTGTTTGGACTCATGGGACAAGAGTTTTTAAAAATGGCGGCAAACAACAGTTTTGCAAAAAACAAAACGATTGAAGAACAAGAAAAAACAATAAATATTCTTTTAATCAAACTCAAATTAGCAAAAGGATTATTGAGACAAATTAAAAAAAGAAACAATAATAAATCCAACAAAGAATTAATGTTATCCAAATACAACGCACTCATGAAACAGGAACACAATGCTAACAAAGTTAGAACGTCTCAAAGGGTTAAGAAGTCCACCAAAAAAAATAATTTCAAATATTATTAATGTTATGTCCCGATATTATAAGCTATATCATGTATTTGTATTACAAACTACATGTTATATCACAAGTGCCTAACATAGACACAAATCAGTGGATGTGGAAGTGTAGTAAGAGAAGAAAAGACATATGCACCGAGCGAGGTAGTATTCAAATTGGTCATACATTTAACGATGCTTGGAGTGTGGTGTATCTCCCCAATCGATTTCAATGTGAAGTATGTAACGAAAATGTGTTGTGTGAAAGTTGTGTTTATAAGTACTCTCGTTATAAATAATCACTTAAAGAAGGAATCAATAATTATTAAAAATGGCGCTTCTTGCACTCCGTTCCAATGCTAACCAGCTGTTGTCGTTCAATATTCGGAATGACGAGAACTTACCGTCCACAGCATTGCCTGTGTTTCGTTCACCCGAACATGCGATGGAATTTAGAGACTCGGTGCTAAAGCTGGCGGATACTCGCTCCTTTTTGTGGACAGTGTCTCTTTGTCGTAAAACGAGAGAAGCGACATTTGAATCGCGTATATCAAGGTTTTACCGTCGTAACAAGGCGAGTACTTATGAATATTCTATGATATGGCCGGACGTTCGACCCAAAAAATTCGATGTCAACGACAGTTGGTTGATTGATGAAATGATTTATAGAAAAATTGGATGTTTTGCAATCGAATCGTACCACTTGAACCTAGACCTAAATAAGCTCGTAGTCGATGGTTCTATATGGTTACCTAACCTTAACACAGATGATATAATATAATACTTAATTGTTTTCCATTTAAACAATGTATAAGATATTCATAATATGGGAAATTTATGCAGTCATGATAGTGAAAAAATCGAACATTTGGAAAATAAAATAGATGAACAAAATGAAAACATTAACCGTTTATATGCGGAATATAAACTGTTAAAAAGAGAAAATAAATATTTGAATAATCGAATAACATCAATGAACTCATATTATGGTTATCCAAATGTTGAGTGACCAAAATTTAATTCGTTAAACAGTTTCGACAGCCAGTGCAAGTTCAGAATCAGAAAATCTTCATACTTGATACTATGTCGACACCTATCACGTGTTCCCCTTTGGGGGGCACCCGTGATGACAAGCTGTGATGTGGTGACCAATCAAATTGATACGATAGATTCCAGTCGAATTTGATTGGTTCGGAATGGACCCATGGCATCTTAAAATAAGCGAGGACTGTCCGAGACGGTACATATTCGAGGTTCCATCGACGAGATCTTTACTCACATTTTGGCTGATCGATCGTACTGATCCATGCAAAGCTCAGTCATGCGCCGTTCACTTGGACTTGCTCTATGGGTTCTCTGTTTCTCTGCAACCGCGCTTACGCTTGTTAAGGGAAGTGCTCGTTAAGGGAACCTCCGACACGTGCTCCGCCGACGTATGCTCCTCCGACATCTTCAATCAACTCTTTCAGTGCATCTGGTTCCACAAACAAAATTTCACAGAGCTCTTCTAACAACGGGATGGTGATCGGAATAGCAGTGGGTGTATCAGCTTTCGTGCTTGTTATCATAGGCACCAGTGTATGGTTCTATCGTTCGAAGAAATTAAAACAGTTAAAAATGGATTTCCAATCAGACAGCCAACGCATTATTGACATAATCGCAACTCATCCATACAAAGATGCAATTATATCAATGTTCAAAAAAGGTCCGCCCAAAGGCACCGGATTCATGTGGTGTGACGAAAAGGACTCCTATTGGACGGAAAATGAAAGAGAGGGACTCAAGATAGCGACT